ATCATAGACAAGATATCTTCTGCACGATAACTAATGTCAGCATCAATAAACATCAAGTGTGTGCATTCAGTTTCATAAAACATTTTAACTAGGCCATTCCTAGCTCTAGTAATCAGTGATTCGTTATAAAGAAACTGCCAGTTATAACCAATGCCTTTATCTAAGAACAACTTAGTTGCATTGATGTGGCCAATTGCATTCTCGCCTGTGCATACACCACCATACATAGGAATGCCTATAAATATATTACTCATCGTATCGTTCACCCATTCCATGATCGTGTTTAAATTCTTTAATATCCATCTCATCTTCAATTAAATCATCATAATTTTTTTGAAGTATTTTGACTGGCTTCTTAAGTGTTGTTGGTTTTAACTCTACATCATCATCCATAATATTCTCCTAGTAAAATATATGATTGTTAATAATAGTTCTTGGTTTCATGCCCCATTGATTATCTAACTTGATGCTATGAAAGTAACTAGCTCCATTGCTACTGTCTTTAATCTCTTGCTTGATAATTTTACGGGATAATTCTATGAAAGGTTTGAGTGTATCATAAGGTGGAACAGCTTTGGTCTTTTGAGTCCATTCAAATTGATTTTTTTTGAAGGTCTCCGAGCATATATTCTTCTGGTCAAAGTCTGCTCTCCGATACAATACGTATCCCACTGCCACTTGGCCAGAGATAGGTTCACCTCTGGCTTCATGGAACATGGTCAAACTCATACACATCACTGCTGCAACATCTAACATAAAGTCTCCTTTGCTTAGGTAGCTTTCATGGTTATCCGTATATACTTTCTATATACTTGGTGCATAATGATCTCACGAAAGGAGAACTACTATGTGGACAACACCAGCAGCTACTGAAATGCGCTTCGGCTTCGAAGTTACAATGTATGTAATGAATAAGTAAGCCAAGCATACACAGATAAGGCAATGCCTACGGAGATCTTTGTTGCTCTCCATACGCGTTGCCTTTTCTCTTTGGGGGACTCTAAAGTCACCTCGTATTCATAGCCATTGAGTTCTTTAAATGAGCGTGGGAAACGCCATTCAAAAGCATTGAAGTTAGTTTTGTATTGTTTCATTTGATTTTCCTTTCACTGTGTTGATGCGTGTGGCTTGCTTGCCTATGTATTGCATCTTAACTGTTATGGGTAGGCGGTTTAGTGTGGGCTGGTTAGCGTCTACTAATGCCTTTAGTTTCGATATCTTATCCTCTGGATTAAGGCTAGAATTCACTAGCTGTTCGCTTATTTCATCGAACTTTGCTTGCCATGTCAAGACATCTGATAGCTCTAATGGGTCTTTATTAGGAATATAGAAGGTATACCCACTAGTTTGTGGCTTTTTTACAACACTGCCAGCTCTTTCTGTAGCTAAATTACCATCATCATCCTCTGGGGCTATGCCACAAGTAGCCATAAGGCTATATCTACGGGCATAAGTTAATGCTGATCCGTATCCTTGAGGGTCTTGCTTAGCTGCTGGGACATGTAAAATACCGCCAGATAGAATCTCGCCTGATTCATGCACAAGTATCGTTTCAATCTTAACGCCACTCTCACAGTCATGCGTTTGTTGGATCAATGCAATCCCATTATTGTTTAATGCATCAATAACGGCTTCAATACATCCATCTAAAGACACATACTTAGATCTAAAGTGTGGATTCGTTGATGTCTTGAGTGCTGGTGCAAACTCTTTCTGTGCCTTAACAAAGGCTGTTGCTATAGTTTTCATACTTTTCTCCTTTTGTTGTAATTCATTCATAACTTCTGCTTCAAATCTATCTTGGTCGTTCATCTTCCACCTCTATTTTAATTTTACCTATACATCTTGGAGGAACACTTGGGTCCCATGTATCAATAACAATACTATTTTTATCTTGTGTTAATACTATTTTGTTAAATACATTCCATACATACAAATATTGTGAATCTTTAGGTTGTGGTTTAATGCGGTATTCATAATCATTACAATGCCACAATGGTTCATCATCTTCCTTTAAAGTTATCCATATATCATCATCTGGAATATATCTTTCTTGTATTTCAGTACCATCAGCCCATGCTTTTATTTCTTTATGCCATTTATGTTGTTTCATATACGATCCCTAATAGATAATTTAGATTGCCTAATCACATAGGCTTCTTTGGCTGGTACCATCTTGGCTGGCTGTGCTTTGTATTGACGCATAGGCCATGAGATTTTATAACGCCCAGCATTACATACTTCCGCATCACGCATTTGCTCCATGATGTTGATTTGTAGACGATCAATTTGTGCTTCTAACTCCATGATTTTCTCACGAAGTTCTATGATCTTCTCAGCTTGGATCTCAATTTCTGGCATATCAATCGTACTCTTTTCAGCACGATCAAACACACGACTGGCTTCATTACTGTTCGCTAGAGGATACCAATCAATTTCTTCATTGGATTTATACTTATCTAACTTAGATTGAAATTCCTCGACAGCTTGATGAATCATATTAACTTGATCTTCATCACGCTCATACAAGAATATACGAAGTGTTGTGCCACGATACAATACACATAGCGCACCCCACTTAGCTTTCATAATATCCATCTGTCCTTGAAGTTGTATTACACCACGATAAACAGCTGGGGTATCCTCGACATCTTGTGCTGTGATCTAGGTTATCAATCTCACAGCCTAATCGTTTGACAGCTTCGGCAAGGATTAACTTCTCTGTAAGATTGCCCCATATCATTGGTTCATTCTCGATAAACTCTGGTTCAATGCCTTGATAATGTTCAATGCTTTGTTTGAGTTCATCGTTTGGCGTTCTAAATTTACTAAATCCCAGCAATGCTGGAAGCCTTGAGCATGACATCATGTCATTCGGCGTCAGTTTCCCCACCATATTTTTTCTCTCTTTCTTTGATTGTGTTGAAATACCATTGGATGTTAGAGCCTGTCCATTGGCGGTTAAGATAAGTCTTGATACCTAACTCATTGAGCTTCTTTGCAATGCCAGCGCATGTTGGTTTATCCGCCTGTTGAATTGCAATATCAACCCATTGTTTAATACTTAAAGCGTATTGTGCTGTGTGATAGGCGCGTCTATTGCCACCCGCTGAGCCAATCTCTTTGAGTTTATCTCTAGGCGCCCCGAGCTTAACACCTCGAGCCTTTGCAGCTCTCAATGCATTCTTTGTGTTGATAGATATTTGGCGCCTTGTTTCCTCATTCAATACAGCACGAATGTGCAATTCGAAAATACTTGCTTTGGGGGTCTCAGCTATGACTAAGGGTACCTTTTTTTCCAGTAGCTCAGACATCAGATGCACCGAACGCGTTAATCTACATTGCTTAGCAACCAATAGGAATTGGTCTTTTTCAAGGGCTAAAAGGCTAAGCGCCTTGAGCAGCTCGGGTCTGTAATTATGAGAGCCGCTCTCGATGTCTGTAAATTCGGCCACAATCTCGGCGCCCTCAGCCCTTGCATAAGCGTAGCAAATTTGCTGTTGAGCTTCTAAACCTAGCCCGCTTTCGCCTTGCTTATCAGTTGAAACGCGATAATAAGCTATAAATTTCATATATAACCTTTCATGGTTTAATGTTGATTAATAAAGCGATCTGATACATCGCAATAAAGAGCGTTATTTGAATCTTTAAATCCATGCTTCATGCATTCTGATTCAAGTTCTATAAGGATACGATCTAAGAATTTACCTTGTGACTTGTCACAGCTTTCAACATAATCAACAAAAATCCAATGTAAACGCTCTAAATCTTTTTGAGATAGTTTCATTTTGTGTACCTTTCATGGTTTAATTAGTCTTGAAAATCTATTGCATTTTTGACGGCATACTCAATCAAATTGTATAATTCCTCGCCATACTCAGTATTGCGCGTTCCGTCTTGAACGTCTGGATCATGCTCAATACATTTTTTAGCGATGCCAAAATGATCAACAATATCAAAATAAACTTCTTGAGTGATATTGCATACTTGATCTAATTCCAAAATATTAATAGTCATTTTATGTACCTTTCATGGTTTCGGCCAAAGTTAGCCCATAAGGGCGCTATTTAAACGCCCTTAAAGATAACTCTAGAATGCTAGCAATAGAATCAGCCAACAATAAAAGCTGATAAAGCCTAATAGTAAAAAGATAAAGTTCTTTAATAAGCTAGTCATAATTAAGCCCCTTGAAGTTGAAGTTGATGAGCTATATTCTCTATTTCAGAATATGGGATTGAGTGACAGCCAACAATCAGCGTATCATCTTTAAAGCTGTTTACAATGTAATTGCCTAAATGAATAGAATGATGATCTTTAATATATGAGACGCCTTTTTCATGCCATGATTTAATTAAACCCCAAAACTTAACAGCATGATCTAGCGGAATCTTAGCGCCTTTTGTGGTTTCAATTTG